AGATTAACCGCCTGGGTAACAGAGATGTTGTCTGTCTTTGTCTCTATGTCTGTTATGGCGCTGGCGTTGGTTGCTATACCACTTATATCTTGGTCACCTGAGTTGGTTCCAGATAGGTTTGACAGATTAGTAACATCAGAAGAGGTAACATACTTATTTGTAGTTGACGTATCGCTAATGTCGTCTGCATCTATCACAACTACGCCAGTCTGAGTGTTTACTGAGTCAACCGCTCCGCCTAGTGCTATATTACCGCTTCCTAGTAGGCTGGTGCTGTTTATAGTCTTGATGTTAGTTCCTGATACCAATGAAGCTTGTTTAGCGTCTAGTGCGGTCTGTGTGGCTGTAGAAATAGGTAATGCAGATATAACAATACCAACGGTAGAGGAAGGTGCATCTGGGTCAAAGGCTGGTACTACCTCATTACCTGATGGGTTAGGCAGGTTATTGTCTGTATTTATCTGTTGTATTGTCTTGTCTGCCATGTTTTCCTTGTTGGGTTAATTAGACACAATTGAACTGGTATGTATGCCTCTGCAGTCTATTATACTTGCAGTCATTGGCGTATACCAGCTCTATGTAGCTATTTAAGCCTGACGAGTCCAGTTACCACGTACTTGAGTGATTGCCCAACCACCTGAACCGTCACCACGTACTGAGATTGTGTCTCCGTAGTTACCTAGTGTGTTGATTGCATCCTTGTTGTCTGCGGCTGTGAAACCGTTTCCTGCAATTTGGTCGTTTGCGTTAGGACTTAGTGTGATTGTTACTGATTTCTGACCACCATTAACGATTGTGAATTCAAATTCAACTCCCGTTGCTGGTAGTGTCAATGTTGCTGTTGAAGTAACTACTTGAGCTACTCCGTTGTCTGTTGCTGCTAAAGTCTTGTCACCGGTTACAGTAGCGCTGACTAGAGAAACATTTGTTGCTTCCATTACTGGCATATTATTTTCCTTTTCGAGACTATTTAGTCTCTGTTTTAATTTCTTTAGATTTCTTATACTCTGCTACTTCGGTATCACTCATCTTTCGGAAGCCAAGTTGTACAAACGCATCAGCCTGAACGTGTCCAGGAACTAATGGTGATGTTTCTACTACTTTATTGGCCGCTTCGTGGATGTAGAAGCCAGGGGTGTTGACCATGCGGCCATCCCCTTGGTTCTCTGTGCCTACTGTTGGTGCTGGTAATCTTGACATTTAATTTACTCCTAAGTTATTAGGCGATCATGTGTGCACGGATGCTCACACCCTTTTTTGAAGGAATGAATGCGTCGTAGTAACGTCGGTATTCACAAACTGAACCATCGATACCCTGTGCTTCTGTAAGTACACGAGCCATTTGGAACTTGGTTGGGCTAATCATTGTGTTTTCGTGGATGAATAGGTAACCAGTGTTTGCTACTAGGTAGCTAGTTGGTACTTTCTTCAATGTCACGCCGTCAACCATGCCGATTGTTCCAGTCTTAAGATCTGCATAACTCTTGTCACACTGCTTTACAAATTCAGGATCTCGCTTTAGAAGTGAGTGAACTGTTGGGTTCATGTAACATACTCGTCCTTCTTCAGGTACTAGTGCGTTTGTCATTGCGTCATTCTGATCTAGGAACTTCTCGTAAGCGTTTGTGTCAGTCAAAGCAGCTGTTGCTGTTTGGCTGTTTGCTACTGCGTATGCTTGTGCGATTGCAAGGCGGTAGATGTCTACTGCTGGAACTGCAACGTTACGTGCTTGGCGAGCGATTGACTCTTGAGCGTCTGCAACGTTCATTTGGTCGCTGTTAGTACGGCGATCAATTGACCATGTTGCACCTTTGTCTTGTGAAAGTGTGAATGTCTGTGTCTGTGTAGAGATTTCGTTCATTGTTCCAAAACGGTTTACACCGTTAGAAACGTAATTTACTTCTTCTACGTCATCTATTGAATAGATTGTTACTGCGTTTCGTCCTTCAAAGTCGAGTTTTACATCGCCCTTGTTTACTATTTCTGATGTTTTAGACGGTAAGCTAAAAGCTTCGTCTAGGACAGCTAGGTGTCCTGATGCTGCGTTAAATCCCATTGTGGTTGTTGCTTTCGTTTGGTTAAAGCAACGAGATATTCAGAGTGCTACTCTACGCCCATTCCTCTTTTAAAAGCGTCCATTGCTGTATCAGCTACGGGTGCTTTAGGATTAGATTGTGAAGCGTTAGGTGATGCGCCTCCAGCTCGTTGCGTGTTTGCTAATTGCTGGAGTACTTCTTGCTTGGCTTCTGTTTTAATTGATCCTGTATCAGGGGATGAACCTTTAGCTTCTCGGTAAATTTGTTCTAGGCTGGCATAACCAGCGTTTACTAATTGGCTTCTTGTGAACACGCCATCAGGTGTTTGCACTTGTTCTTGTAACAGTGTCGCCATTGCTGGTTCGTGCTGTTGCCAATCTTTGTGCGTTTCCTTGAACGTGCCTATCATCTTGTCCCTCTTGTAGTCTGCGATGAACTCGCCCATTCCTGGGTCTTGTCCTTGCTCTACTGGTGTGTTACCACTCAGTGACCTTTTCAGTTCAGATGCTTCTTGCGTGGCCTTAGTCATAAGTTTCTCTGAGTTATATGCCATCTTAGCTGCTTGCTCGAAAGCATCAGCGGATGTACCGTCTAACTTCTTTGATTCTAACCAAGCGGCATACTCTGGGTCTGCTTGTGCTGGTTCTTGACTTGTTGGCGTTGGTTGTGGGGTTGCCGCCGCATCTTCAACGGGTAGAACTGGTTGTGCGTCTACTGGTGTAGCTGCGCCGTCATCTGTTGAAGCTGGGGTTGTGGTTTTATCCATTTTCCGTACTCCTATTTATTGTTAATACTCGCCAGAAAGAGGACACGACATTGTGACTAGAGATCGGTGTTTATCCTTTCGGGAATTGTTTGGTTGAAAAGATAGCGATACTACGCCTTATTGTCGAATAAAGGGACAGGACATAGTCCGTGCCCTCATTCTGATTAGTATTGTTAATGTGCTGTTCGTTTATTCGTTGCCGTTAGCCGAACAAGTCCCCCTACAGCCTGGCGAGTTTGTTTTGAACTCACTGTAGAGAGGCTTGTTATTCCAACGGGGATTTAATAGCTGTGATTACCTCCCTTATTCCTACGCCTCTATCTAAATCACGTACAGGTTTGTCATTGTTAATTGACTGAGCGTTTGATAGCTTGCCCTGATACATCTCCTCAAGCAAATCGAGTATGTATTGTCCATACTCTGACTGCACAAACCGTTCTGTCTGTAATCGTAACTCTGATTGGTCATCCATTAGGCTAACATCTCCTCTGCTGGTGATTCCTGTGGTAATTGTTCTCCCATCATCTCTTCTGGTTGTGGTTGTTCTGATATACGCTTTACTTCGTCTTTATCAAATCCAGTAATCTTAGGTAGTAGAAGTTCTTTAACAGCCTGTAGGTTGTTAGTAGGGTCTTGTATCAATATCTGGTAAGTGTTTAGCTGTTCAGCCTGTTCACGCTTCTCGGAGTTCTTAGCATCTATAGTAAGTTTAACCTTTGGTATGAAGTTACCTGAATACTTGCTTGGGTCAAACAATACAGCACTAATACCGTTGCTTCCTGGTTGCGGCACTATGAATGGGTCAGATATGAATAGTTGTGTTAGGTATAGCGTCTTAATTGCAAGTACTTTAAGTGGGCCACGCTCTAGGCTCTTTATCTTCATTTCTATGCGTTGACCAGATTGTGCGACCTGCAGTTTTGCTTCGGTTGCGGTAACATCACTGTCTGAACCTACACCTTTAACGATCTGGTCTGTGGCGGTAACTTCACGTATGTTGTTCTTAATAGAGTTTTCTTCGCCGAATGCAAGTGGTGGTACTTGGTCTTGTGGGATGTTAGCGACTTGTCCTGCTGTTCCCCATAGTACTGCACCAGTAATACCCATAGAGTTCTTCTGTGATTTAAGTGCAGGGTCTACTAGTTTTTGTTGTATCAATGCTCTTGTAACTGCATCTGACTTCTGGTTAGTGACATCATTAAGGCGTTCTTGTTCTTGCCAGAATGTAGCAGTCTCGCTGCGTCCTACTAATAGGGAGTTGTCTTTGTAGTTAGCCCATGTGATGCCAGATAAGAAGCCGTCATACTCTATACCCATTAGCTCGGCCTGTGCCTTGAATGGGTTTACTTCATCTTCTATTAGGTATTGGCGGTTCAATACTGTGTAGCATCTGTCGTCTGTTTGTATCTCTATGACCTCTACTTGTTTGTTGTCTTTCTTCGCATCGTAGTCAACAGTAGAACCAAACAACAGTTCTTCTTTCATCTGCTTATCGTGCTTGTCTTTTTCTGACTTAGAGTTAGCCTTGCTTATATCCTCAGGGATATTGTAGCGTTTCTTCATAGCTCCTGTTTTTGCCTTTGGGTCAGTATCAGCAATTTCTTCATTGCGTAGTTCATCAATATCAGCCATGTACCGTCGGCCGTTGTATTTAGCTGCCTTGTCTCCGCTTGCTGTTGGGTCAAATATATAATCAGGGAATGGTACGGTTACTAATTCAGGATGGTCTACGTTCCATGTCAACCACCAAGCGCCTGTTCCTGTCTTTAGTCCGTCACGTACTAGGTTCTCTAGTTCATTATCCCAATTACCAATATCCCAGAAGTAATCATACAGAGCGTTAAGTACATCAAGTGTTTCATCTTCAATCACACCGCCACTAACTGCTTCACGTATTGCTTCTACTAGGAATTGTTCTTTAGACATTTCACCACCTTCTTCAAAGCCCTTTTCGAAGCGTTCTTGTAGGTACTTATAAATGTCCTGTGGTATAAAGTCGGTGTTAAGATTACCAGTCGCTAGTGCAGCAACCATAGTCTCAATAGTTCCGAATGTCATAGGTACAAATGTATCTGCTACACCTCGGTATCGGTTCTTGGATACACGTTCATTGTTATAAAGTTTAGTGTCACGGATGTAGTCAGGCTTTAGCTTGTCACTGTAAGACTTCCAGTCTTTGTGCATGTCCATGACCATTTTAAGCGTATCTTTTTCAGCACCTTCTTTAGGCTTGTCTGTATATGATGTTTTCTTGTCTTTCAATTTGCTATCAGTAACACGTCTACTAGTCATTATTATTGTACCATATATTTCTTGTGGTTATCCAGTGGTGTTCTCTCCTAGTTTATGCCCATTGACTGCTTAATCCAGTCGGGAGCTGTTACTTCTTCATCTTCTTCGTCTTGTGGTCTAAGTCCCATGAATCCATACATCAGTGCGTCCATTGCGTGATCGTTGCCGTCCTCTGGGTCGTTCAATATGCGTCCATCTCTATCCTCTTTGTGTAGGTACTGTGTATATTCACGCCATATGTTAAGTGATCTACGTGTTACGCTAATCTTCTGCTGTCCTACGTAGTCAATGCCAAATATCTTAAAGGACTTCTTAGAGCCTGTACTTGTTATGCCACCTACCTTCTTAACGCCGATCACGTTAATACCAAAATTATCTTTTAAGTCTGCCACTGTTTTTGGCTCTGAGCTGTCCGCAACTACGAGAGTGTTTGGATCTTCCTGTCCGTCTATGTTGGCTGCTATGTGATTGTTGTGCATACCTTTGCGGTACATTTCTTCATCAATGATATATCCACCATTATAGTAGTAGATTGCTATTAGTGCGCTTTGGTCGTTCTTAAAGCCAAAGTCCAGCCCTCTGCGTTCTAGTCTAGCTTCATGCGGTATACCCTCTACTTGTACCCAGCCATTGTATACTCTACGCTCTACGCTGTTTGGTTCACCTAGCCACTTGTGCTTATACAGTGATGGTCTATTCTCTTTGTCATCTTCTATTTCATTCTTGATAACATCTGGTAGTAGTCCGTACTTCTCTGCTATGTCATAGTTGACGTTTATTAGGATAGTGTTTGGGCGGCCCTCTATCACTAAGCGTTGATGTACTGGGTCGTTCTCTAGTAGTCGGTTGTATGAATAGATAATCTTAGAGCCTGGCTTACGCACAGTTGGTGTTAGTACCTCGATTGATTCCTTGCTAATAGTCTGGGCTTCTTCTACCCATGCTATGTCTATACCCTCAATAGACTTGACAGATTGTTCGTTGTGCTTGAGTCCTTTAAATAAGAAGTCAGTACCATTGATTGTATTGACGATAGAGTTCTCTGTTACCTTGTAGTCATGCAGCTCGTATTGATTGATTAGGTCTTTAAGTAGTTGGTGTGATGAGTCAGCTATGGAGTTCTGATACTCACGGAAGCAACCAAAGCGCATCTTTTTCTGTCTGCCTTGAATAAGTAGCACTTTAGCTATTGTATGCGATTTCCAGCTGTAGCGACCCCCAAATACAGCAGCTTCTCGCCAGTCATCATCAAATAGACGCTTGTATTCTTTAGGTATGTTTACTATCTGTTGCTTCAAGCTGTGCGCCTTTTACTTATTGTCTGTATTCTCATCCATGAACTTCACTAGTATGGGCTGTAAGTCTTTGCCGTCTGCTCCAGTAGTCTCTGTGCGTGTGCTAAATTCTTTCTTATTCTTACGTTCTAACCACCACTTAGCGCTATCTACGTCACCGCGCTTTACCCGTCTGGCGATAACTGCTTGGGCTAATTCAGTAGTATACTCCCTAGCAATACTCATACGCTCCGAGAACTCTATATCATTCTTGAGATAATCGTAGTATGTTGACTCCGCTATGATGCCATTAATACACTCTAATGTAGTAGCGCCATCTCTGTACCTTTTCTCTAGTTCTAGTATGACTGGTTCTGTAACTGCTTTTGGTCTGCTCATTCTGGGTTTACCTCTATATTAAATATAGTATCAGCCTGTAATGCCCCTAGTGCTAATACGCTCTTGTCGTCTGTTATAAATGTAAACTTATACACCATGTCTTGACTTTGGGATTTGGCGGCGGTTACGTTCTTTAGCTCAGCTTTAATCTTCATGTTAGTTGTTCCTCTATGAATTGGGCGGCCTTGGCGTAGGGGTTAGACACTTTGTAGTTCCCATCTATAGAAGTTTGACACCATATTGTAGTATACCCAGCTATTATCTATATCGCTATCGCCTAACTGCTCTCTAAACCTTTTACAGTATTGTGTAAACATCACTGCACCTCCTATATTTGGTATGCCGTCTTGGTCTACCATATATTCCATTGGGCTGTCATATAATTTGCCTGCCAAACAACTATGCTCAGTACAGTACAGGTTGTCTTTCAACTTGATGTGATCGCACTCGTTGTTCTTACACTTAGTCATTGTACTTACTCCCTTACTCACTTGGTGCTATCCCTTCATCTTCCATGTGTTGCTCTGCTTCTTCTGGTG